ACCTACAGATCAAAGAGTTCAAGGCCGACATCGAGCTGTACAACGCCGAAACCAAGCGGATTGCGGCTGTTCAGGCCGGCATGACCGAGCAGCAGATTCAAGATATCGCTATGGGCGTTGTGGCTGCGGCGATGGAGAGTAACGCTACGATGGGCATGCCTGAAGTTCAGCCGGAGATGGTTGAAGTGCCGCCCGAAGGAGCAATGCAATGAGTACCGCCGCTGATTTCATGGGCGTTTTGTTCTTGGCCCGCGACGTGGCCCATTCGGTGCATCTGAACACACGCAGCTTCTCCAAGCACATGGCGCTCAACACGTTCTATGACACCATCATCGACCACGCTGATGCGTTTGCTGAAGCCTATCAAGGACGGCACGGATTAATTGGCCCGATCACCTTGCATTCGGCTAAGAAGACGGCCAACATCATCGAGTTCCTTGAATCGTCGATGGCGGATGTTGAGGAAATGCGCTACAAGGTGGCGAAAAAAGAAGACACTTCGCTTCAGCAGTTGATTGATAATATCGTTGAGCTGTACTTGACCACGCTCTACAAACTGAAGTTCCTAGCATGACCACACCTTACGTTTCGCAGACGCAGTACGGCAAGAACGAGCTGTTTGAGCTGCAAGTTGCCCGTGGTCAAATTCAAGGGCACCGAAACGTCACAGTGTTTGGCTTTAACCCGGACGTAGATACGGCCCAGGTTAGCGTGTGGCCGCTGCCTAGCCTGATTACTTTTCCTGCTGCTGCTTTGCAGATGACCGTCAGCTCGACCAGCGCGGACGATACGGCGGCTGGCACTGGCGCTCGTACAGTCGTTGTGCAGGGGCTGGACGCCAATTACAACGAAGTCACTGAGACGGTCACAATGAACGGCCAGACGGCCGTGACCATGAGCGCGTCGTTGCTTCGCGTCAACTACGCCTACGTAGCCACCGCAGGGTCGGGCAACAGCGCCGCTGGCGACATCTACATCGGCACGGGCACCGTGACCGCTGGCGTTCCTGCAACGACCTACGACATCATTAAGTTTGACTACAACAACACAACGACGGGCAGCTATACGGTGCCGGCAAGCTACACCGCGTATGTGTCTCAAGGTTTGTTTTCGGCAGGGCAAACTGGTGGCTCTAACCAAGTTCAGGGTCGGCTGTTAACCCGAGGCACCAACAACATTCGCATGACTGCGGCAATCACGTCGCTTAATAACGGGGTGGCAGACTATGTGTTTGAGTACCCTTTGGCGGTCCCTGAAAAAACCACTATTGAAGCAACGGCAATTGGAAGTTCCACCAATAACGCCGTATCCTCGATGTTCATATTGCTTTTAGTTAAAAATTCTACGGGGTATTGACATGGCACTCTACAAACAGGGCAACGCTGACGCCCAGATCAAAATCGGCGGGGGCAAGCTTTTTGGCGTGTTCATCTCCAGCACCTCTAGCGGGACGTTTGCGCTGTACGACAGCGCCACGGCCAGCACCAGCGACCCCAAGATTGCAAACACGGTGACGGTGACTGCCGGTACTCAGTACATCAGTTTCCCGCCAGGCATTTGGTTTAGCAACGGTCTGTATATCGACATTGCGAACACCATCGAATACACTGTCGTCTACGAATAACCCAAAACTGTACTGGCCCAGTTGACCAGGGTTCCTACGGAACAAAAATGACTGAACAAGTCCAAGAAGCCTTAGCGGAAGTTGAATCCGCGCCAGCACCCGAGGCGACGGCCGCCCCGGAAGTTGCACAAAACGCGCCGGAAGTAGCTGAGAATCAACCCGAACAGACGCCCGAGGAGAAGAAATTCACCCAGGCTGAAATCGACGCGATGATCAGCAAGCGCCTTGCTAGGGAGCAGCGCAAATGGGAACGTGAGCAGCAGGCCAAACTTGCACAACCGCAAGCGCCCAAGGAAGTTCCGCCGATTGAGCATTTTGAAACCCCTGACGCCTACGCGGAAGCGCTGGCAGTTAGAAAGGCCGAAGAACTGCTCGCACAGCGTGAGTTCCAAAAGCAGCAGGCTGCGATTGAAGACGCTTATCACGAGCGTGAGGAAGAGGCTAGGTCTAAGTACGACGACTTTGAACAAGTCGCCTACAACCCGCAGCTTCGCGTCACCGATGTGATGGCCGAAACAATCAGGGCGTCCGAGATGGGGCCAGACCTTGCCTATTGGCTTGGAACGAACCCGAAGGAAGCTGATCGCATTTCCCGTCTGTCACCTCTTTTGCAGGCTCGTGAAATTGGAAAGATTGAGGCCAAACTTGGCACCAATCCTTTCGTGAAACCAACTACGTCTGCACCTGCACCGATTTCGCCTGTGACTGCACGCACCAGTGGAAGCCCGTCTTACGACACGACTGATCCTCGCTCGACGAAGACCATGAGTACGTCAGATTGGATTGAAGCTGAACGCGCAAGGCAGATGAAAAAGTTGCAAGCGCAAATGAACCGCTAACTTTAAAAGGACTGCCGAAATGTCTAACAGCATTCTTACCATTGACATGATCACGCGGAAGGCTCTGGAAATTCTGGAGAACAACCTCGTGCTCACCCGTAACGTGAACCGCCAGTACGACGACAGCTTCGCTGTTGAAGGTGCCAAGATTGGTTCTACCCTGCGTATCCGTCTGCCTGACCGCGCTCTGGTCACCGACGGCGCCGCCCTGCAAGTTCAGGACGATAACGAGCAGTTCACCACCCTGACTGTTGCTTCCCAGAAGCACATCGGTGTGAACTTCACCTCTGCCGAACTGACCATGCAGTTGGACGACTTCGCAGAGCGTGTTCTCAAACCTCGTATCAGCCAGTTGGCTTCGTCCATCGACGCTGATGTGGCAAACGCGTACAAGACCATCGGTAACTCCGTTGGTACCCCCGGCACCACCCCCAGCACCTCGCTGGTTCTGCTGCAAGCCCAGCAGAAACTCAACGAGAACGCTGCTGTGATGTCGCCGCGTTACGCCACCGTCAACCCTGCCGCTAACGCTGGCCTGGTTGAAGGCATGAAAGGTCTGTTCAACCCGACCGACACCATCAGCAAGCAGTTCAAGAACGGCATGATGGGCACCGGCGTGCTGGGCTTCGACGAAGTCAACATGTCTCAGTCGATCAAACAGCACACCACCGGCACCCGCGCTGCCACCGGCGCTACCACCGGCGCTGCTGTGACTGCTGAAGGCGCTACCACGCTGACGCTGACTGTTGGCTCTGGCGAAACCATCGCTGTTGGTGACGTGTTTACCATTGCCGATGTCTACGCTGTGAACCCGCAGACTCGTGAGTCCACCGGCTCGCTGTTCCAGTTTGTGGCTCTGGCCTCTTCGACCAGCACCACCACTGCTACCGTGACCGTGGCTCCGATGTACTCGGCCAGCCATGCTCTGGCGACCATGACCGCTCTGCCTGGCAACAGCAAAGCTGTGGTGTTCGTGGGTGCGGCCTCCAGCCAGTACGCCCAGAACCTGGTGTACCACAAGGATGCGATCACCTTCGCTACCGCCGACCTGCTCCTGCCGCAAGGTGTGGACATGGCCGCCCGCGCTGTCCATAACGGCATCAGCCTGCGCGTTGTTCGTCAGTACGACATCAACAACGACCGTATGCCCTGCCGTATCGACGTTCTGTACGGCTACAGCACGATTCGTCCTCAGATGGGCGTTCGCCTCTGGGGCTAATCAAATGGGGCTTCGGCCCCGTTTCTGTAACTTTTTTGAAAGGATTTCATCATGGCTCTTCCTAATGGCGCTGGTGGTTACCAGATTGGCGACGGCAACGTCGGCGAAGCTCAACTGTTTGTTCAAGGTGCCCCGACTGCACTGACTGCCGCAGCTACCGCTACGGCTGCTCAACTGGCAAACGGCCTGTTCACCTTCAATGGCACCGCCGGCAACTTGACGCTGCCGACCGTTGCTGATCTGGAGGCAAGCATCTCTAGCGCAGCTAAAGTGAACGCCGCGTTCGACTTCTACGTCATCAACATCGATGCCGGTACTGACGACGTGACCGTGGCTACCGCTACGGGCTGGACGCTGGTTGGCAACATGGTCGTGACTGAGGCCACCTCGGGCCACTTCCGCGCGCGCAAGACCGGCGACGGCTCTTGGACGCTGTATCGCATCTCGTGATAGCCAGGGGGCTTCGGCCCCCTGTTTTTAAAAGGACATACCATGCCAAATACCAAGGCTGTCGGTGTTGCGTTTAGCGATCCCGAATTTGAAAGCGTCACCGTTACCGGCGCCATTTCCGGCGCTTCGGTTGCGGTTACGGGTGCTTTGAACGGAACGCAACTTGACTTGAACGCGCCCGTCTCCAAGACGGCTTCGTTCACTCTGGGCGCAACCGAAAACTTCGTTATTTGTAACGGTGCTTCGGCTAACGTCACTGTCACTTTCCCCACTGCTTCGGCCAACACTGGCCGCGTGGTGTGGATTAAAAACCTGTCGGCCACCTACACGGTGATCTCGGCGTCGTCTAACGTCAAGCCAATTAACTCTGGCACCGCAGGCACGGCAATTCTTGCCGCCACTGCTGGCGCTTGGGCCATGTTGGTGTGCGACGGCACCGACTGGGTTGTGATGGCTTCGTAAACTAAAGGGCGGGGGCTTCAACCCCCGCCTTTTTACTCATGGCAGTAATTTACCTTACACACCCTATTCACGGCGCCAAGGTGGCTACGCTGGATATAGAAGCCGATTTGGATATCCAAAACGGTTGGTCGCGCTACAATTCTGATCCATCGGTTGAAGAAGAAGTCAGCCCCGAACCAGTAGTGCGCCGTGGGCGACGCAAGAAAACCGAAGAATTGACCGACCAAGGAGAGTGACATGGCGACCTACACCGCAGGCGAACAAATTAACCGGGCGTTGCGGCTACTAGGTGTACTGGCCGAAGGCGAAACGCCGTCGGCTGCTATGTCTCAAGACTCCCTGATGGCGCTCAATCAGATGATTGAGTCGTGGAACACCGAGCGCCTATCGGTTTTTGCTACCATTGATCAGATTGTTGAATGGCCCACCGGCTCCATCAACGAAACCCTTGGCCCCAGCGGCTCGCTGGTGCGTCTCAACGGCACTGCTGTTCGCCCGATTCTGGTGGACGACGCCACGTATTTCAAAGACCCCGGCACGGGCGTGTCCTACGGCATCAAGCTGATCAACCAGCAGCAGTACGACGGCATCGCGGTCAAGACCGTGACCTCGACTTTCCCGCAGGTGATGTTCGTCAACAACACCTACCCGGACTTCGACCTCTACATCTACCCGCGCCCGACGCGGCTGTTGGAGTGGCACTTCATCAGTGTCGAAGAGTTGACGCAGCCTGCGGAGTTGGTCACGGAAATTTTGTTTCCTCCAGGCTATCTGCGGGCCTTCACGTACAACTTGGCCTGCGAGATCGCGCCGGAGTTTGGCGTTGAGCCTTCGCCCCAAGTGCAGCGTATTGCCATGACCAGCAAGCGCAACTTGAAGCGGATCAATAACCCGGATGATGTGATGTCGATGCCGTACTCGCTGATCGCTACGCGCCAGCGGTTCAACATCTACGCCGGTAACTATTGATGAAAACGCCGATTCTAGGTTCCAGCTATGTGGCCCGCAGCGTCAACGCTGCGGACAACCGCATGGTCAACATGTACCCGGAAATCATCCCCGAGGGCGGCAAAACCTCCGCCTTTTTGTCGCGTTGCCCAGGTCTAAAGCGGTTGGTTGCGGCTGGCAGCGGGCCTATTCGCGGGCTGTGGGTGCTCAAAGAGTACCTGTATGCCGTCTCGGGCGACACCTTCTATCGGCTTAACGTCATCGGCAACTCGACCCGCTGGAAGATCAAGCCCCTAGGCACTGTGACCGGCACCGGCCCTGTGTCCATATCGGACAACGGCATTCAGATTTTCATCGCTTGCAATCCTGACGGATTCATCTACAACGCCGATACAGAAGTGTTTGCTCAAATCACCGACCCGGACTTCCCCGGCGCGGTGAAGGTGGGCTACCTTGACGGTTACTTTGTGTTCAACGAACCCAATAGCTCGCGCGTGTGGGTGACATCGCTGCTGGACGGCCTGTCGGTTGACCCGCTTGATTTCGCCAGCGCAGAAGGCGATCCAGACGGTTTGGTGTCCCTAATCGTTGACCACCGCGAAGCGTGGCTGTTTGGCACCAACTCGATTGAAGTTTGGTACGACGCGGGGCTGCCGGACTTCCCGCTGCAACGCATCCAAGGCGCGTTTAACGAGATTGGTTGCGCGGCGCCATACTCGGTTGCCAAACTTGACAACGGCCTGTTCTGGCTGGGTTCTGACGCCCGTGGCCGGGGTATCGTCTACCGGGCCAACGGCTACACCGGCACACGCATCTCGACCCACGCGGTTGAGTGGCAGATTCAGCAGTACGGCAACCTGTCGGATGCCATCGGATACACCTATCAGCAAGACGGCCACGCCTTCTATGTGCTGATCTTTCCGAGCGCCCAAACCACTTGGGTCTACGATGTATCAACCCAGGCTTGGCATGAGCGGGCGGGCTGGTCTAACGGCAACTTTGTGCGCCATCGGTCCAACTGCCAAGCGGTCTACGACGACCAAGTTGTCGTCGGCGATTTTGAGAACGGCAACATCTACGCTTTTGATCTGAACGAGTACGCCGACAACGGCGATATTCAAAAGTGGCTGCGTAGCTGGCGCGCGTTGCCGCCCAACACAAACACCCTCAAGCGAACCGCGCAGCACAGCCTGCAAGTCGATTGCGAATCGGGTGTGGGCACCAACACGGGCCAAGGCAGCGACCCTCAGATGATGCTGCGCTGGTCGGACGACGGCGGTCATACGTGGTCCAACGAACATTGGGTTTCCGTGGGCAAGATCGGCGAATACTATCGCCGTGTCATTTGGCGGCGCCTGGGCATGACGCTCAAACTGCGTGACCGCGTGTATGAGATTTCGGGCACTGACCCTGTCAAGCTGGCTATCATGGACGCCGAATTGATCGTGTCGCCGACCAATGCCTGAACAGCAAAATATCACAAACATACCGTCTAACCGTGTCGAGATCATTGATCCGCGCACGGGGATGGTGTCGCGTGAGTGGTATCGGTTCTTTCTGAACCTGTTCAACCTTGCAGGTAACGGCGGCAACCAGACCTCGCTAGACGACCTGCAAATCGGCCCCCCGCCCCAACCAGATTCTGGCAGCGGTGGCGGCGGCGGGGGTACGGGCACGGTAACCTCCGTGAATATGACGGTGCCCACCGGCTTGTCGGTGTCAGGCAACCCGGTTACTACTGCGGGCACATTGGCGGTCACTTACACCGCCGGGTACGCTATCCCCACTACCGCAAGCCAAACAAACTGGGACACCGCTTATTCTGAGCGTTTGCAGTGGGACGGCGGGTCTACAAACTTGGTGGCTGCTACGGGCCGCACGTCTCTTGGTGCGACTACGGTAGGCAGCAATTTTTTAACGCTAACTAACCCTAGCGCGATCACGTTTGTCCAGATCAACGCGGACAACACAATCACCACGATGGACGCGCCGACCTTTCGCACGGCTATCGGTGCGGGTACTGGCGCGGGGTCAGTAACTTCCGTTAGCGGCGCGGGCACGGTCAGCGGACTGACGTTGACCGGCACAGTGACCACGTCGGGCAGTTTGACGTTGGGCGGCACCTTGGCCGTGACGCCGTCAGACTTTTCCAGCCAAGCAGCCAACACGTTTTTGGCAGCGCCAAACGGTTCTGCGGGCGTGCCGACGTTCCGGGCGATTGTTGCGGCAGATGTACCGACTCTGAACCAGAACACCACAGGTTCTGCCGCCACGTTGACTACGGGCAGAACCATCTCTATTTCGGGTGATTTAACTTACACCAGCCCAAGTTTTGACGGTTCGGCCAACGTAACTGCGGCGGGCACGCTGGCCACTGTTAATGCTAACGTAGGCAGCTTTACAAACGCTTCAATTACTGTTAACGGTAAAGGTTTAATTACTGCGGCTTCTAGCGGTACTGCGCCGGTAACCAGCGTCACGGGCACGTCGCCTGTTGTGTCCTCTGGCGGCGCAACCCCTGCGATCAGTCTTGACTCTGGCTACGGCGACACGCAGAACCCCTACGCCAGCAAGACGGCAAACTACGTACTGGCCGCACCTAACGGTTCTGCGGGCGTGCCGACTTTCCGGGCCATCGTGGCTGCGGACATCCCGACCCTGAACCAAAACACCACCGGCACGGCCTCCAACGTGACAGGCACGGTGGCTATCGCTAACGGCGGTACGGGCCAGACAACGGCGGTGGCGGCGTTTGACGCGCTGTCCCCCGCGACTACCAAAGGCGATCTGATTGTCAGTAACGGCACAGACAACGTCCGGCTGGCTGTTGGCACTGATGCCTATGTGCTAACCGCCGATTCGACGACCGCCTCTGGCATTAAATGGGCCGCTGCAAGCGGCGGCGGCAGCAACATCACGTCTTTGGGGATGTGGGAGAATAACGCCACTATCTCGGCCAACTATTCGATCACTGCGGGCAACAACGCAATGTCCGCCGGACGAATCACCGTCAACAGCGGCGTCACGGTTACGGTGCCGACAGGCTCGTCGTGGGTTGTCGTTTAAGGAATTGATATGACCGTCACAGCGCGCAACCTAGTGCCTGCCAAGCTGGTGGAAGACGCCCAAACCACTCAGTACATTGTGCCGACCAACGCCACGGCCACGATTATTGACAAGTTCACAGCTACGAACATCAGCGGCAGCCCGGCCACTATCAGCGTAAACTTGGTCACAGGTTCGGACACGGCGGGTAACCAAAACTTGATTACTAAAACTAAAAGTCTAGCGGCAGCCGAGGTCTACACGTTCCCTGAACTGGTCGGGCAGATTTTGCCCACCGCAGCGTTTATCTCAACCATCGCCAGCGCGGCAAGCGCCATCAACATGCGCGTCAGCGGGCGGGAGATCACCTGATGGAGTTGGTTTGCGAAAAACCGTTTGATCTTGCGGTTGTCACGCCTGGCAAGGTGTTGGCATTGCAAGACGAATTGTTTAAAATGCCGCAAGCCGACATCGTGACAGAGCACATATTTTTGCCGGGTGTGTACGAGCGAAAAATCACCGTTCCTGCGTGGACTGTATTGACGGGCGCGGAACACAAAGTACCATACCGAGTAAGGCTAGAAAAAGGGACGATTGCGGTCACGACTGAAGACGGCGTAAAGACCTTGACCGGGCCGTGTGAATTCGATGCGCCTGCTGGCACTCAAAGAGCAGGGCGGGTGTTTGACGAAGAAGTGATTTGGGTAGATGTCTACGACAATCCAGACGATTGCCAAGACATCCGCACACTTGAGAGCAAATTGTATGTTGTACCTGAATGGGGTCTTGGCGACAGCCGCACGGAAGTACAAAAAGCAATGATTGCGTATCGAGCAATGCTTTTGAATTTTGGTGTTGAAAAGACCGTAGCCACGGACGCGGCCATAAGTGCGTTTGAGCACAAACCGCTTATGCTAGAAATCGGATAAGGAGAATTATTATGGCTGGATGGGTAGCCGCCGCTGTTGTCGGCAGTTCTCTTATAAGCAGCAGCGCGGCTAAAAGCGCAGCTAAAACGCAAGCTGCGGCGGCTGACCGCGCCAGCGACGCGCAAGAGCGGATGTTTGAGCGCCAAGTAGAACTTAGCACGCCTTACCGTGAGGCTGGCGAACTAGCGCTTAACAAGCTGGTCCCCTTGGCGACCGAGTACACGCCGTTTGGGATGGATCAGTTTCAGGCCGACCCAGGTTACGCATTCCGTTTGTCTGAAGGGCAAAAAGCGTTGGAGCGCTCCGCTGCTGCGCGCGGTGGTTTGTTGTCTGGCGCTACCGGCAAAGCGCTGACGCGGTTTGGCCAAGAGATGGGTTCGCAAGAATACACGAACGCTTTTAACCGTTACCAAGCCGAGCGCCAAGCGCGGCTGAACCCGTTGCAGTCTCTTACGGGAATGGGCCAAACAACCGCGCAGCAAATTGGTCAAGCAGGCATGCAAGCCGCGCAAGGTATTGGCCAAACGCAAATGGCCGGTGCTGCTGCGCGCGCGTCGGGCTATGTGGGCGGCGCCAACGCGCTGAACCAAGGGTTGAGCACGTATCTGAATTACTCGCAAGGTCAGAATATGCTGGGCGCGCTTCGTACCCCGTCGGGATTTAATTACGCGCCAGGGACAGGTGGGTACAACTACACTTATCAAGATCCGTTGGCAGTCGGCCCGTTTCCGCAAGGGTAAGGAATTCTCATGGCCATCAATCCCGCAATTGCAATGGGAGTTCGCGGCATCGAACTCCAAGACCCGTTGGCGCAGTATGGCCGCGTGGCCGCAATCCAAAGCGCGCAGCAACAAAACCAGTTGGCCCAGTTGCAGATGCAACAGGCGCAGCGCGCGCAAGAATCGACTAACGCATTCAACCGCGCGTATGCAGCAGCTTACAACCCTGCGACGGGCGACATTGACATCAACAAGCTGCGCCAGTCCGCCATCTCAAGTGGTTTCGCTTCCATGCTGCCCGACGCTGAGAAAAAACTGGGTGAAGTGCAGTCGCAACGGCTGACGCAGGAAGAACTTAGGGGCAGGATTGCAACCAATCAGGTAAATCTGGTTGACTCAAAGCTAAAACAGGCTCGCTCGTTTCTGGACACGATTGACCCGGCTGACCCTGCCGCGCCGCAAAGATACATTGCTTGGCAACAAGCCAACTACAACGACCCCGTGCTCGGCCCGGTGCTTAAAAACCGAGGCGTGTCCGAAGAGGACTTCCGCTCCCAAGTCGCACAGGCTGTTCAACAAGGCCCGCAAGCCTTTGCCGCGCTGCTTAACAGGTCCAAGCTGGGCACTGAAAAGTTCATAGAGTTGAACAAGCCCACGACACAGGTGGTTGACCGAAGCGGGACAAAGGTTGTTCTTCAGTCGCCGGGCTTGGGCGGCGCGCCTGTTACCGTCGGCACCTACTCCGATGTACCGCTGCCCGCCGATGTGGAAGCGCAGAAGGCGCGTATCGCTGCGGCTGGCCGCGCGCCTGCACAGCCTGTTGCGCCTACGATTACAACGGTTGAAGACCCGACCGCTCCGGGTAAATTCTTGCAAGTTGACGCCCGCACGTACCGAGGCGGTGGTGCAGGCTCGCCCGGCGTGATTGGCGGTGCAAGACCGTCTGCCGCCACTGAAAAAGCCAATAGACAACAGGCGCAGTTGGGCAAAGACCTTGATTTTGCAATTCGAGAGTTGGCAAACATCACAGCAGATGGCGGTCTGATTGACCAGTCTACTGGCAGCGGCGCAGGGCGTTTAGTGGACGTTGGCGCGCGGTTTCTTGGCAAAGCAATGCCCGGTGATATTGCCATCGGAAAGATTGCGCCTGTTGCTGACTTGGCGCTTAAAATGGTGCCGCGTTTTGAAGGCCCGCAATCTAACGCAGATACGGCTTCCTATAAAGAAGCCGCCGGTCAGTTGGCGGATGCTACGCTGCCCACAGAAGTGCGAAAACAAGCAGGCCAAACTGTTCTTCGTTTGATGCGCGAACGCAAAAACCAATTTGTGAGCGCTGACATGGCTGCGGAAGGCGCTGCGCCGGGCGGTGCTGGTGGCGTGGACACGAGCAACCCGCTGCTCAAGTAAGGAACCGACATGTCGAATTTGGCGGCCATTCTTACCGACCCAAACTACGTCAACGCCAACGAGGCGACCAAGCGCGCCATCTTCGATAAGTTCTCGGCGCAAGACACCAACTTCACCAACGCCAACCCTGCCACGCAGGAAGCTATTCGCGTGAAGTTTGGTGTGGCCGCCGCGCCTGCGCCAGTGCAGCCGGATGCCATCCCCGCCGCGCGGCAAGAACTGACTCAAGGCCAGCGCGTTTATCAGGCCGTGCGCCCTTACGTTGCACCTCTGGTTGAAGCTGGCGGTGCAATTGTTGGCGGCATAGTTGGCACGCCTATGGGCCCCGCAGGTACGGTGGGTGGTGCTGGTTTGGGCTACGGTATCGCCAAAGAAGGCTTGGAAATAGCCGATGTGGCGATGGGCATGAAGCCCGCTCGTCAGGGCGCCGCCCAAGTTGCCCAACCTGTGCGTAACGTGCTTGAAGGCGCAACCTTTGAAGCCGGTGGCCGGGTGCTCGGCCCGCTGGTTGGCAAAGCTATTGGCAAGGTGATGGACTTTCGCAGCATGCCGGCCAACAAGGCGGCGAATATTGCTCGTGACGCTCTTGGCCCAGACCTGCCCGAAGTGCTCAACGCGCTCAAGGCTGCACAAGGCACGGGCGCAAGCGCCGCCCAAGCTGCGGCGGGCATTAACAGCCCGACATTCCAAGCCCTGATCGAACGCGCTACCGCTCGTGACCCGCGCTTTTTGCAAGCGCTTGAAAAGTCACAAGGCGAAGTGTCGCTAAACGCGCTGTCTAAACTTGCTGGCGGCACTACGGCAGCAGAGACGCGCGCGACGACCGAAGCGGCTAAAGCCGCCCTTAACGTCACCCAAGGGCCAGTGCGTGAAGCAGCCCTTAACCGCGCCAACTTGGGCAAAGCCGTGGCTGACTATGAGGCGCAAGCCGGTAAGTTGAGCGCGCAAGCCGCCGCTGAAGTGCAGCGCGTGCGTGAGTTGATCAACGCGGGCAATCTGGCCGAAGCCGCCGGTCGTCTGGAGTTGATCAAAAAGGGCCTCCCGGTTGGCCTTACCAAGTACACCTATAAGGGCGATCTGGCCCGCATGGCCGACGATTGGGCGTCCAAGGCGGCAGACGCCTCGCTTGAGTTGGGCGAAGGCGCTCGCTTTGCCCAAGGCGCGGCGGATGCCATGCGCGCTGCGGGCATCAAGCCGCTCAAAGGCGATCAGGTCATCGGCAGCGTCCGTGCGATTGCCAACAACCCCGAGTTCGCGGGCAACGACCTGCTGCTGGGTGCAGTCAAAAACGTGGCGGACGACATCGCCAAGTGGACCAGCAGCGGCGGCGTGATCGACGCCGTAGCGCTGGATGCCATTCGCAAGAACTCCATTAACGCCGCAATTCAGCAGCTTCGCCAAGGCACGGACGCTACGACGCAGCGCGCCCTTGCCGCCGAAGTGATGACCAAGCTCAAGCCCAAGATTGTCCAAGCAATCGAGGCGGCGGGCGGTACGGGCTACGGCAAATATCTGGAAGACTACACCAAAGGTATGCAGCAAATCGCCGAGCGCAAGCTGACCGGCGAAGCTCTGCGGCTGTGGAAGACGGACAAGGATGCGTTCGTCCGCTTGGTCCAAAACGAGTCGCCGGAAGTTGTCGAGAAGTTTCTTGGCCCTGGCAACTACAACATCGCCACGGAACTGAGCGAGAACGCGCTGTCGGTGCTGCGCGAGCAGGCCCAGAAACGTCTGACTGAATTGAGCATCAAAACGCAAGTATTCGGTAAAGAAGGTGTTCCGGGCGGTCAGGAAGCCCTTAAGCAGTTGCTGCTGGACTATACGTCCAAGATACGCTTGCCCTCGTACCTGAGCGCAACGGCTGCAACGACCAACAAGGCGTTGGGCATCTTGGAAAACAAGATCGGCACCAAGACGATGGCGACGCTGACCGAATCGCTTAAGACGCCCGAAGGCGCGGCCAAGCTGCTGGAGTCGTTGCCCGCGCAAGAGCGCAACCGGGTCTTGAAGCTGATCTCCGACCCGTCGCAGTGGAGCGAGGGCGGTAAGGCTGTGGTGCGCGGCGCCGCTACTGCTGCTGGCTCCAACATGCTGGCGCCCGAGTCCCGGACAGAGAACGCGCTTGCGCGCTGACCGCAATTAGCTAGAATCCATCAAGGACTAAGACATGGCTTCACTATCTCCGCCCCCAAAACTCCAGTTCTTCGGGACCGATGGGTTGCCTCTTGTCGGTGGAAAGCTGTACACCTACGCGGCGGGCACCACGACCCCGCTGGCTACGTACACCGACTACACCCAAGCCACCCAGAACACCAACCCGATTATCTTGGACTCGGCTGGGCAGGCCAATGTATGGTTGGCCGATACGACCACGTACAAGTACATTCTTAGAGACCCCGACGACGTGCTGCTGTTCACGGTCGATTACGTCTCGGTGCCGGTAACGTCTACTTCGTTTGCTTCGCCCCCGCCGATTGGCAGCAGCGTGCCCAACGAGGGCACCTTCACCAACTTGAACGTGGTGGACCTGATGACCTTGGAGGGCACGGGCGCTGCGATCTTGAACGTCGGCACCACCGGCGAGCGCCCGGTAACGGCTGAAGAAGGCATGGTTCGCTACAATAGCACCACGACCAAGTTCGAGGGCTACAACGGCGCTTGGGGCGCTCTGGGCGGTGGCGCAACGGGGGGCGGCGCGGATACGGTGTTCTTTGAGAACAGCCTGATCGTGACGCAAAACTACACCATCCCCGCTGACAAGAACGCTGGCACCTTCGGCCCCATCTCGGTTGCTGACAGCATCACCGTGACCGTGCCGTCCACCAGCGTCTGGTCAATCGTTTAAGGAACCGTCATGGGCGTTAAATTAGTATCGGCAAGCGGCGGCTCGGTTGAGATCAACCCGCCAACTACCGCCAGCAACTTCACGGCCACGATGCCTGCGGCTACGGGCAACGTGGTGTTGGACTCGGCTACGCAATCGTTTACCAATAAATCTTTTGACTCTGCTCTTGTAGCCACTGTTTCCGGGACTGCGCCGATATACATGTGCCGCGCTTGGGTCAACTTTAACGGCACCGGCACCGTAGCGATTCGGGCCAGCGGAAACGTCAGCAGTATCACGGATAACGGTACGGGCAACTACACCGTAAACTTTACGACTGCGCTGGCTGATGCGAACTATTCTGTCACTGCGCTGTCGTCTAGAGACGCAAGCACCTCAAACATAATTACGCAGATTGATGGAACGACTTTTACAAGTTCCGCGTGCCGCATCCGAACTTTTGACTTGGCCAACGGCGGTCAAGATGCACTGAATGCTTGCGTTTCCATCTTCCGTTAAGGACTAACCATGCCAACAAAAATTGATGGAAACAACGGTGTCTTGCAGTCGTATGACTTCCAAGCTCTGACGACTGGTTTTTCGTACACCTTCGCCACTGGCACGACGACGCTGATCGCGCAGCCCGCTGGTACGCTGGCGACGGGTACGATCACGATGCCTGGGTCGCCGGCTGACGGCATGGTCGTGACGTTTATGACCACGCAGCAGATTACGGCGCTGACGATTGCTGGCAATACGGGTCAAAGCATCGGCGGCAGCCAAGTGTCTTTGATGGCGGCCAACAGCTCTTTGAGCTTCATCTACCGCCTGTCCAACACCACTTGGTACAACAACAGCGGACCTGCGCTGGGTAACGTAGGAACCGCACCCGTGTACGCGGCCCGCGCTTGGGTCAACTTTAACGGCACAAGCACCGTCGCTATCCGCGCGTCGTCTAACGTGTCCAGCATTACGGATAACGGTACGGGCGACTACACGGTCAACTTTACGACTGCTTTGGCGGACGCAGACTATTCTGTGGCGTTGGGCGGATCAAGAAACGGATCGTCAACCGACAATTTTGGCATGCAATTTTATTCACAGACAGCCAGCACTGTGCGAGTAAACACTTTTGCATCAACGGTGTCGCTCATAGACGCTACTTCGGCTACTGTTTCCATCTTCCGCTAAAAGGGACACATCATGCCAATTACCATAGACGGAAGCGGCACCATCACCGGCGCAGCAACGCTGGCGACGACGGTTGCCAGCCCCACGTTCACGACGCCCAACATCAACTCGGCGCAGTTTGCTACCGTGTCGGGCACCGCGCCCATCTACCCCTGCCGCGCATGGGTGAATTTCAACGGTACGGGTACGGTGGCGATTCGCGCCTCGGGAAACGTCAGTTCGATCACGGATAACGGCGCAGGCGACTACACAGTGAATTTGACAACTGCGATGCCCGACGCGAACTATTCTTTTTCGGCTCTGTGCGGCTATAACACGGGCGTAAGCGAAAGCACATTTGTTACGATTAATACGACCGTTGTCCCCACAACTTCTGCATATCGATTTAAAACAAGAGACACTGCTGGCAACATTTTTGACAGCACCTATGTTTTGAGTTCTGTCTTCCGCTAACCCAAAGGACCAACCATGAACCAACGCATCATCTATCCCACTGACGACGGCGGCGTGGCTGTCATCGTTCCCGCTGACGAATGCGGCCTGACGATTGAACAGATCGCAGCCAAAGACGTGCCTGCGGGTAAACCCTACCAGATCGTGGATGTCGCCGACATCCCGTCTGACCGCACTTTCCGTGGAGCCTGGGAGTACGCATGATCGCCATCAACATCACCAAAGCCAAAGCAATTGTCCACGACAAGCGCCGCGCCGCTCGTGCGGCCGAGTTCGCGCCTCTGGACATCAAGGCCACCATCCCGTCTGAGGCCGCCGCCGCTGAAGCTGCACGCCAAGCCGTTCGCGACAAGTACGCCACCATGCAGACTGAGATCGACGCAGCACCTGGCGTGCCCGAACTCAAACTGATCGCCGATTCGCTGGTGTGACATGAGCGTCCCGGAGATTGACCCCGTCAAGTACGGCGTCTTGTGGGAGCGCGTCCAGTCGATGGACCGCAAAGTTGACAAGATGGAACGCCAGCTTGAAGAGTTGATCGCGCTTGCCAATAAAGGCAAGGGCGGCTTCTGGATGGGCATGGCCATCGCATCCACGCTCGGCGCGGTAGTCTCTTGGGTGACCAGCCATTGGAAGTAAATCTTGGACCCGATCACAGCATTTGCCGCCGCGCAAGCTGCTGTGGCGGGTATCCAAAAGGCCATCAAACTTGGCAAGGACATCAACGGCCTGGTCGGCGAGTTCGGCAAGTTCTTCGACGCCCGCGACGTAGTCCAGAAAGCCGCCAACGACGCCGGCAAGAAGGGCCAGTCAGACACCGGGAGGGCTATGGAAATCGTCATGCAGGCCAACGCCCTGCGCGAGTCCGAAGAGGCGCTTAAACATCAGCTCGTCTACGGCGGCTACCCAGAACTTTGGGAGATGATGCTCAAGGAGCGGATGAAGATCAAGCAGGCCCGTGAAAAAGCCGAGCGTATCGCGGCGGCCGAGCGCAAGAAGGTATCGGCCCAACGGATACTCATGGCGCAGATCATCGGTGGGGCGATCTGTATCGTCACCATCGGCGTCGTCATCATCTTCATCGTCAAGCAGGCGCTGTCGTGAGCGACGAGAAGATCACGATCCTAGACAGAGTTCTCGGGTACGTCGATTCGCCGTTCAAACTGTTCGCCATTCTGCTGATGGCCGTTTTCACCTTCGTCGGCTACTTCGTTTGGCAAAACCAGGCGTTCCTGCTTGGCGCGTACAAAGAACAAAAGAAGTTGCCGACCATTGCCGAAGACCGGGTCGAAGACGCGGCGGCGCACCTGTTTAAAAACACCGAGGCACAAGTTGTCGCCATCTTCAAGGTGAACCCCATGTTTGGCACTCGCGTGCTGTACCGGGCCTACACCAAAGAAGGACGCGACAAGACCCACGAGGGGTTGGATGTGGGCCTCTTCACCGCCAACGTCGCCAACAATCGGGATGTCGTGGCGCTCATGGCAAGCGAAGTGCCCTGCGGCCCCTACAAGACCGCGCAGTCCGAGATCGGGCTGTGGTATATCCAAAAGGGTGTGACCTACGGCTGTCGCATCAGCGTCCCGCCAGAGCAGGGCAAGTTCGTCGGGCAGATCACCGTGGGGTGGAAAGAAGAACCGCCGGATGTGGACCAGTACCGCGTCCTCTTGCAGATTGCAGCAACCATGTTATCGAGGAGTAAACAGTAATGGAATGGCTTAAACAAATCGCCCCTACGATCGCTACTGCGATGGGCGGACCCTTGGCCGGTATGGCTGTCTCTGCTATCTCCAAGGCTATCGGAGTGGAACCGGAGAAGGTCGGTGACCTCATCTCCAACAACAAGCTCACTGCCGAACAAATCGCGCAAGTCAAGATTGCCGAGATTGAACTCCAGAAACAGGCCAACGAGCTGGGCTTAAACTTTGAGAAGCTGGCGGTGGACGACCGCAAAAGCGCCCGCGACATGCAGGTGGCGACCCGCTCTTGGATTCCGCCTCTGCTGGCGGCGGCGGTAACGGCGGGCTTCTTCGCCATTCTTGGCGGCATGATGTTTGGCAAGATGTCGGTGGCGGACAACACCGCGCTCACGATGATGCTTGGCTCGCTCGGCACTGCATGGACTGGCATCATTGCGTATTATTTTGGTTCTAGCGCCGGCTCTCAAGCCAAAACTGAAATGTTAGGAAAGAAATGAAAGACAACTTTGACGACGCCCTGAAGGCCATCCTCCACCACGAGGGTGGCTTCGTTAACCACCCCAAAGACCCTGGCGGCATGACCAACCTGGGCGTGACTAAGCGCGTCTGGGAAGAGTGGGTCGGCCACGAGGTGGACGAAAAGGCCATGCGCGCGCTGACGCCTGAGATCGTTGGCCCCATGTACAAGACCAAATATTGGGACAAGATCAAGGGCGACGAGCTGCCCACTGGCGTGGACTACGCCGTGTTCGACGCCGCGATCAACAGCGGCCCAGGTCGTGCGGCCAAGTGGCTGCAACAGGCCGTGGGCGCTGTGCCCGATGGGGCGATTGGCGCTGGCACGCTTGCCAAGGTGGCTGCGATGGACGCCAAAGAGATCGTCGAGAAGTATCAGGAGACGCGTCTGGCGTTCATGCAATCCCTACCGACGTGGGACACCTTCGGTAAGGGTTGGGGCAGGCGCGTCGCTGAAGTGCGAGATGCCGCCTTGCATATGGCGTAACGCTTGGTAGGTCAGGCGCGTCTCGGCCATCGCCACCAAGGCGTGCTCTAGGGCGTCGTCCATGCGCCCTTCAATGGCGGCGTTGTGAAGGTCTTTGAGGGCGCGCTCGGCCATTATGCAGGGGTAAGAGTAGTCGATCATTTCTTTTTTTCAGGTTTGGGGCAGTGCGGGGGCGGGACGACCACGCACCAGACGGCCGCGAAGCGCTTGCCGGTTTTGAGCCAGCGGTCGATGTAGGCGTCGGGCAATTTATTGACGATCCTGTGAGCGTGCGTCGGGTCGGTGCCTGCAAGCTCTGCAACCTGCGCCACGGTCAGCCCCTCTGACGCCCGTAGAACTTCTCGCACCCTGTTGATGCGTACGTTACTGCCCATAGCTGACCGCGAACCAGACGATTGCCCACGCAGCGACAACCACCGCCCAGAACTTGATGTTCGTCCACAGTTCGTCTCGGGTCTCCACCATAAGCATCACGAACGGAATCGTCACCAGCAGCAGGACTGCGGTGGCCAGCAGGAAGATGATGATCGGTAACAGGGTCATGTCTTCTCTCCTCTTGCGCGGATGGCGGCGGCGTAAATGCCATGCAGTTTCTCAATTTCCTTCTCGGCGTCCTTAATGATGGAGCCGTAAAAATTGCTGACCTTAACTGCCGCCATACGTCGTGACAGTTCAATGTTGACGCCGATGTTTTCACACACCTTCGCACACGCCTCGCGCTCGGCTGCAACAGCGGCTTCCAATTCGGACCGGTACACCTGCGTGTCGTCGTCATCAGTCAAAATGGCGCCTCCGGCATATCATCTGGGTAGTTGCCGCGCCTGGGGAACGGCCACGGATTCTTCTCGCGCAGCCGCAGCTCGTGCAACTCCTGCTCCTGCTTTTGCAGTTTAAGGTACGCCTCGTTGGCGAACTTGGCGAGGCTCTCGTGCGACCACGTCTCAAAGTATGGGCCGCTCATATCCACCCCTTGACGATTGCAATGAACAGGCCAAACAAAATCACGCCGCACACGCCAGTGATGATTTTGTCAACCAAGCCAAATTCCGAAGGCGCCTCATAGATGCCGCCTCGATGGCCAGGCCCAAATGCTTCTTCCAAGGTGCGGGCAAATCGTTTCGTGGTCATAGTCGTTTAGCTTCCTTTAGTAGTTCAATACGCTCTCGGCTTGCCCGCAGCATGGTGTACCGCTGGTGTAGCCGCTCCAAAACCGTCGCGCGACGGTGTGTTATGCGTTCGTCTTCAAGCATGCGCAGCACCTGCTCTTCAGACAAGCCCGCAAGAACCTCGTTAAGTTTTCGCCAGGACAGCGCCAATTTTCGTCTCCATATCGTTGATCAACTTCTCCAGCGCAGCACGGCGTTTGGCCATCGAGTTGGCCTGCCGCATCACGATCTTCATCTCCGCCTGCGCTGCTTTCAGTTTGGCGCGCCACAAATCTACACGTTTCACTTCAATTCCTCCATTGCAATATCCGACAGCGTGCGCTTGTCATGCAGCGCCGCCCAAATTTTTTCGTCTACCGTTTTGTTGGTGAGCATGACGTAGCACCAGACGTCGTGGCGCTGTCCTGATCGGTGTAGACGCCCGATGGTTTGCTCGTACAGTTCCAGCGACCAAGGCAGGGACAGGAAAACGATTTTCGATCCTCCAAACTGCAAGTTAAGCCCGTGCCCGGCTGATTTCGGATGCACCAGTAGCAGCTCGATTTGCCCTGCGTTCCACCGTTCCACGGCGCGGTCATCATCGAGCGTTTGAGCCTGCGGATAACGCCGGCGAAGTTCCGCAAGCTCTTCTTGATACGTGTACGCAATGAGAGTGTTGGCATGTTGGTTTTCTTCGATCAGTTCGTCAAGGCGGTCAAACTTGTGTGTGCTAAACCACACAGATTTTTGTGTAACAATGAACTTACCGGGTGTGATGGAGGGCAAACTATTTGTCTCATAGACAAACCCCGAGGCCATCTGTTGCAGCTTTCCTGTTACAACGCCGGCGTTCACCGCAATCGCTTTCGCGTCGGGGAACTCGACGACGAAGTCCTTCTTCATCTCGTTATATTTGGTCAGGTCCATGTCGCAGCGCACCTCGACCGTGTGCAGCGGCGGCAGCTTGTCCTTGTACTCGCCCGGCTCCAGCACGAACGTGGCGGGCTTGATCTTCTCCATCACTTTCGCCAGTGCGCCTGGGCGCGGCGCCCAATCGCCGAATTCACGGTTGAGTAAAACAAAGTACTGTTGCATGAACGCGCCCTTGGAGCGGCCCAGCAGCGTCTGATCGACGATCTTGCACTGGCCGAACACGTCCTCTAGGCCGTTGCTGGTAAAGCTGCCAGTCAGCCCCCAGCGAATCGGGCAGTCGAGCACCTTGGCAAGCGCCTTGAACCTGGCGCCAGACGGGTTCTTCAGGCGCGTCAGTTCGTCGAACACCACGCCATCGAACGAGAGCTGCTGCTCGGCCAGCCACTGGATGTTGTCGTAGTTGATCACGACGACTTGGGCGCCCAGCGCCGCCTTGCGTTGGGCTGGCGTGCCTACAGCGACGGCCAGTTCCAGACCCGGCGCCCACTTCGGGGCCTCGACAGGCCACACGTCAGTGCAAACGCGCTTAGGGGCGAGCACTAGCCAACGCTTGACCACGCCGTCGCCCAGCATCGCCTTCATGGCCGTGAGCGTGATCGCCGTCTTGCCTGCGCCCACTGGCGCGAGGATCATCGCCCTGTCGTGTTCGTACAGGAAGTCGGCGGCTGTCTCTTGATAATCACGCAGCTTCACGCGCCCATCCATCCACTTGTTCTTTCGTCCACAGACACGCGTACTTCTGTTTCAGACGCGCCATGTCGGCGCAGAAGATCTTCTGCAACTCCGACAGCCGCCCGCCTTTGGTCTTGAGTTCGACGAACCATGTTGTGCCGTCGGGCATGCATGCGATACGATCCGCGACCCCACGTTGGTTGGGCGATGTGAACTTGTACGTCTTGCCGCCCATGCGCTGGACAGTCCAGTCGAAGTGCTTTTCGATCTCGGCTTCTTTCATGGCCCGCACTTTATCACACTAAAAAACTTTTGCACAAGATATTTTTCTGTGCTACATTTGAGCCTCAACAACGGGAAACTACAGTGCAACACTCAAAGATCGTCGGCGGCTCTACCGCCAAGCGCGTGATCAATTGCCCAGGCAGCGTGGCCCTGGTGCAGCAAATGCCCCCACAGCCCAGCAACAAATACGCCGATGAAGGCACGCTGCTGCACAACGTGATCAGCGAACTACTCGACAGCGACACCGCAGTGCCCGAGGACTTCTTGGGCGCCAAGTACAACGAGCAGGAACTCACGCAAGAACTCATCGATGAGAAGCTGCTGCCCGCACTGGCGGCACTCGATGAGATCGATCCCGACGACCGGATGCAGTACGCCGTCGAGACGCTGGTGAACTTTGGCGATCTGCTGCCCGGCGTGTTTGGCTCGACCGACTTTCTGGGCCGCATCGATGACAAGGCCATCGTGCTCGATTGGAAGTTCGGCTCTGGCGTGGCGGTGCCAGCCGAAGAGAACCCGCAGCTCATGTTCTACGCCGCAGCGGCTATGCGTACCGAGAAGGCGCAGTGGGTGTTCGATGGCGCAACCGAGATTGAACTCATCATCGTGCAGCCGCCCGTGATCAAGCGCTGGACGACAACGCCCGAGCGCATTCAACGCTTTGAGCGCGAGCTGGTCGCGGCGGTCAAGGAGGCGCAGCGCCCTGATGCGCGTATCGTCACGGGCGATCACTGCCGCTGGTGCGCGGCCAAGCCGATCTGCCCGCAGATGAACGGCGCAGTCGAGCGCGCGATCAAGCAGCAGATCATCAATTTGGATGTTGACACGCTGGGCCGCGCCCTGCAAAATGCCGACCTCTTGGAAGACTGGATCAAAGACCTGCGCGCGCTGGCGTTTGGCATGCTTGAGAAGGGCGCTGAAGTGCCCGGCTACAAGATCGTGCAAAAGCAAGCGCGTCGTCAGTGGGTTGATGAGGCCAAGGCGGCGCAGGCGCTGTTGGTGATGAACGTGCCTCGGTCCGAAATCTACAAGGAAGAATTACTCAGCCCGGCGCAGGCCGAGAAGGTGCTGAAAAAGAGCAAGATGGCGCTACCAGACGATCTCGTCGTGGCAGTGTCATCGGGCACGACGCTCGCCCCGGTGGATGACCCCCGGCCAGCGGTGCAGTCGTTCATCGGGCTGTCAAAGGCCCTCTCTAAACTGTAATGGAGTTTGTATGTCGTATCTCGTAAAGTTCTCTGGCGCTAACCTGCCTTCCGTC